CGGATAATGTGGTCAACTTCTTACGTGAAGCCCCGCAAATTGCCGACATGGTGAATCGCTACGCAGCACGGAGAGCTGAGTTCTTCTCAAAAAAGTCAGGCAGCTCTGCGACTGGGCAAAAGCGGAAATCAAGCTCGAGAAGCCGCCAAAAGGCTCAAAAGTCAAACTCCGAGACCACCTGAATCAGGTCTGGAAGACATTAGGTCGCAAACCGAAGGAGCTAGCAGAACAGCCAGACTTCCCTGAAGAACTTCGGTACATGTGGGAATGGTATTTGGAGATGCGAAGCGGGGAGCCGCTTTCATTCACAGAGATCAAGAGTTGGGCAGAACTAACTCATCAGACCTTGCTTGCTTGGGAGGTGGATCTCGTGAGGACCCTCGACAGACTTTATTGGAGAGTTATAAGTGGATGATCTCGCTCGCCTTCAAATAAGAATACAGTCACTTGAGGCTGAGGTCGCTGACCGACGCCTCAAGGGACTTGCACGCAGCGGCGCAAAGGCTGAACGTGCTACCGACGGTCTAATGAGTACAATGGCACGCTTCGCGGGCCCCGCTGCTGTTATGGCGGGCGCTGTTGCGTCGCTCACGAAGGTTGTCAATGTCACTCGACAGTTTGAAGTCCTGAATGCCCAGCTGATCACGGCTACTGGGTCCGCCGAGAATGCTGGGGTTGCTTTTGAAGCCATTCAGGACTTCGCCACTAACACGCCTTACGACTTGCAACAAGTCACAGAGAGCTTTACCAAGCTCGTCAACCTCGGACTTACACCCTCAGAGCGTGCGCTCACCTCATACGGCGACACAGCGTCTGCAATGGGTAAGGACCTCAACCAGCTCATTGAGGCAGTAGCTGACGCCGCCACGGGTGAGTTCGAGCGCCTTAAAGAGTTCGGCATACGTGCAAGCTCCCAGGGTGATCAGGTTGCATTCACGTTCCGCGGGGTGACCACAACAGTTGCAAAAGAATCCGCAGCCATTGAGGACTACCTGATCGCGCTGGGCGAGAACAACTTCGCAGGCGCAATGGCCCAGCGTATGGACACGCTCGACGGGGCATTGTCCAACCTTGGGGACGAGTGGGACAAGCTGTGGCTAAACATCAGTGAGCAGGGTATCGGGGAGCTAATCGAAGACAGCGTCCGCATGGCGATCGACGTCATTGCGGAGCTCAACGCTATGCTGTCCTCGGGCGAGATGGAAGCCTACCTGGATGCGCTGGCAGGGAAGTTTGATGGCTTTGGCAAGGACATTGCAACCACGCTTGATATCCTCACAGGTCTCTGGAACGACTGGCTTGGGACGCCGGAGGGTGAGGGTGTAGCTGGCGCGACAAATGAAACGATCGCATTCATAATTCAGGCATTCAAAAACCTGCCGGAGAACATCCGAGCGGTGATCCAGCTGATGGCAGTTGAGATCGCAGCCCTTGTTGACTACGGTAGGGCATACGGGCAAGCGTTCGGGGAGGTGCTCGGGTCAGAATTCGGCAAGATTGTGATGAAGGCCGAGGCCTACGGTAAAGCGATTGGGCAAGCAATCAACCCGTTCGATGACGGGGAGTTCGACCTTGAGGCTGAACTCCGTCGGCTTGACAGCATTGCAGCGGATATGGCTGACAAGTCCTTCAGCCGAGCTGAGAAGCAGGTCGCCATTACACGTGACGCCCGTAGAGCGAGCATTGAGTCCATTCTGGAAGAGCGCGAAGCGGCCCTTAACAGCTTCGACACGCAGATTCAAGCAGCCCAAAGCCTACGCGAGCAGTACGACGCGGCAGCACGCGCTCGCAAGGAAGGTCAAGGGGATAGGCTCGCTGGCTTCTCTCAAGGGGCTACAGGCGAGGACAGCGGCCCCAGCGCCTCCGAGCTGAAGCAGATTGAGCGCGAGAAAGCAGCACGCGAGAAGGCGTTCGAGAATCTGCGCAAGTCACTCCGCACGGAAGAGGAAGTGATCCAGGAGAGCTACGACAACAGGCTCGCCATTATCCTGGAGAACACCGAGGAAGGATCAGTTAAGCAAGCAGAGCTCAAACAAAGGTTGGACGAGGAATTCGCTACCAGTGCGCTGGGCGACCTTGCCAATCCTGACACGTATGATGAGCAGCTAAACCAGCTCGAAGAATTCTATAACGCACGGCGCGAGTTAATTCTCAACAACGCCCAGCTCACTGAGGAGCAGCGTACAGAGCTAGAAGCTGAGCTTACTGCCCAGCGTAACGAGCGCCTCGCACAGTTGGAGCAAGAGCGCCTCAGCCAAGTGTTCCAAAGCAGCTCTGAACTATTTGACGGTCTGGCTGGTCTTGCCAAACAATTTGCGGGCGAACAGAGCACCACCTATAAACTCATGTTCGCTGCCAGTAAGGCTTTCGCCATCGCAGACGCAGTGATAAAGATTCAACAGGGTATCGCTAACGCTGCCGCTATGCCCTGGCCCACAAACCTTGGAGCGATGGCTAGTGTGGTCAGCGCCACTGCTGGCATTGTAAGCACGATTAGCGGCACGCAATACTCCGGGGCCTATGATAGCGGTGGTACTATTGGGCAAGGCAAAGTGGGCCTTGTAGGGGAGTTTGGGCCTGAGCTTGTTGAGGGTCCCGCAAACGTCAGAAGCCGTAGGGAAACCGCTGAAATGTTCAACGGCGCTAAAGATGAATCCTCTAGCGCGGGCGAAGCCTCTGGCGTTCAGAATAACATTCGCATCATCAACAGTATTGACCCATCCGTTATGGCGGATTACTTGGGATCCGAAGCAGGAGAAGAAGTGATCCTTAATGTGATTCGAAACAACCCAGAAACAGTGAGTTCAATTGGGAGTGCTGCATAATGGAGGGTTGGCCGTTCATTCCACAACGAGGGATAAAGGAAAAGTACGAGTGGCTGACTGAAGTTATTCGTACCAAGTCTTCTGAACAAAGAATAAGCCTCCGCCCAGTTCCACGAGTTAAAATTGAGCAGACTTTTCAATTACGGGGTCCTGAGGGTTACGCGGCAAGCGAGTTGGCAAAGCAGTACGGCAAAACAGGGGAAATGATTATCCCCCTGTGGTCGGATCTATTGCCGTTATCAAACCTCAGTCAAGGAGCGGTATCATTGTCTGTGGGTTTTGATGACGCACGTTTTATTGAGGGTCAATATGTTTACATCATTGGTCTAGACAACAGGTTTGAATTTAAGCAAATAGAAACCCTCACAAACAATTCAATCTATCTTACTTCTGCCTTGGAAATGAGTTATGGGGAGTGCCATGTTGTGCCCGCCCTCACTGGCCTTATGTCCTCAGACTGGTCTATGACGAAACGATCAGACTTATATCTGATCGGTAAATGTGAGTTCTATATTTCGCAAGAAATACCCAACTCCCCAGCAAACCCATTCCCATCTTACTTGGGTCTTACAGTCCTGACGTCCAGACCTATATTGGAAGGTTCAAAAACGGATAAGCATAGGCGCGAAGCAATAGAGTTCGACAGTGTTGCGGGTCCAATCAGCTATCAGACGGAATATGCTGACCCAATCTCTGACGGAACTATAATGTGGTCACTGGACACTAGGCAGCAAATAAAAGAGCTCCGAAACTGGTTCTATGTGCTCAAAGGAAAAATGACGAGTTTCTATATGCCCAGGTGGGTGAATGAGTTCCAAGCGAGCAGGCCTATATCATCCGGTACTGCGTATGTCTACATTGAGCGAAACCCTGCACTTGACCACACGTATGTAGGTCCGGTCTGCATTGTTAAGCGGGACGGTTCTTTAGTCTTTGCAGAAATCCAGATGATTAGCAATGTAAACGAGGACGAAGACTCCTTGCTTATGACGACCACTTTCAACGATACTATACCCCTGAACGATATTGAAATGGTCTGCAAGTTGGTCGAGATGAGATTAAACACGGACACCATTGAATTCTCGTATACCGAAAGCAACGGGGCGGATGTTAAAGCATCTGTCATAGAGGTCACCTAATGTCATATGCAAGCAGAGAAAGCTCTAAAGCGAACGGATCCCCTTTTTACTTATACGAGTTCAACACTTCCGGGGGAACCTTTCGCTACACTAACCTTTCGAAGGATGTTAGTATTCTCAGTGAAACCTGGCTTGCTAAACCAATCAGTCACAGCGATGTCAAACAGTCGGACGACGCTTCAAAGAACTCCGTTAAAATAGAAACACCAGTTGAGGAGGGGACAATATCAGATCTCTTTCTAGGGTGGTTTCCAGACCAGATTGTTACAATGAGCATCCGCCGTGGGCATGTGGGTGAAACAGAAACGCTGGTCTATTGGAAAGGACGGGTTTCATCCCACAAGTTGAAGGAGTCAGTCCTTGAACTTAACTGTGAGTCCATGTTTACTTCAATGAAAAAGTCCGGGGCTCGTGCAAGGTATCAGCGGACTTGCAGACATGCTTTATACGGTCGCGGCTGCAATGTAGATAAGAGTCTATTTGCTGTAGCGGGATCCGTTGACAATATGGAAGGAAACACTCTCAATGCGGTTGGAGCTGAATTACAGGCGAGCGGGTGGTTTACTGGTGGGATTATTGAATTCCCGGATGGCTCTTATCGTTCAATTGTTTCTCATTCAGGTTCAGCCATTACTCTGAACAGGCCAATTCGTTATTTGAGCGATAATTTAATACCTGGAACCAATACGGTAGACGTTACACTTTATCCGGGTTGTGATAGAACTATTGCAACTTGCCACAATAAGTTTAATAATTTACTAAATCAGGGCGGCTTTAAGTGGATCCCGTCTAACAACCCGATGGGCGGGTCATCTATAGTATAGAGGAATTATTATGTGGTGGTATATTGCGGTCTTTGTTGTTGCGTTGGTTGCAGCCTATGCCTTCGCACCAAAACCACAAAGCCAACCCCCTGCCGGCCTGAACGATGTTAAAGCTCCGACAGCTGAAGAAGGACGTGAAATAGGCGTCCTTTTTGGTACTCGCGATATCAAAGGTCCAAACGTGGTCTGGTACGGTCACTTCCGCGCTGTAGCAGTCAAGAAGAAAGGGGGCAAGAAGTGACCGAGGATTTTACTATTTACATGTCCGATATACGGGCGGCCAAAATGTGCTCAAAGGGGACTCGCGATTTCTTCTGCAAGCATAACCTGGATTGGTCTGATTTCCTAAAGAACGGGGTGCCTGCGAGTAGCCTGTTGAACACTAATGATCACATGGCTCGCAGAGTAGTGGAGGTGGCCCGTGGGCGGAAGCAGTAAGAAAGTCACAGTTGGTTATAAATACTACCTCGGCGAGCACATGGTTCTCTGCCATGGCCCGATAGACAGACTTACCCGTATCCGTGTTGATAAGCGGACATTATGGGAGGGGTCAAGTTCCGGCGGGAGAATAAG